AAATATAAAATGAGTCCACCTTGTTGAAATTGGGTTCCATTAACTTGGGCAATAATTTCGGTGTCACAGCGTGAAAAGCCGTAACGTAAGAAGGCCATATTTTGTAAATTATCAGTGGAAGAAAGTGAAAGGAGTCCAAATGGGATTTCAATATTACTAATTACGGTGTTAGCAGCTTGAGTGGAAGTCCACTCAATGGTAGCACGGCGAATGACAGAATTGGTGCCGTACTCAAGATTATTACTTTGTTGAGCGTTAAAGTTGTTAGTTCCAAGTACAGGGACAATTTCAGTGGAAGAAATATGGTCAGCATTTTGTTCAGATACTAATTTAGTTATACCAGAACTGTGTGAGGCAGCAATCATAATTGGATATTTAGAATTTGTGTCAGCAGTACGGGAACAAACAACTTTTGCAACTTCGTCGCGTGATAAATTTAGTGCGCGTAAAGAACGAAGGGGAACAGCATTATAATTAAGAGCAGAGGTAAATTTGGATACAATTTCGTTGTAGTATTCGTCACCCCAGACAGAAGCGAGTTCTATACTGGAGTTGACTTCGTCAATAATAGTAGCGTTAAAATTGCGGGTCCACATGCAAGAATGTTCGATAATAGTCTTCTTACAAGCGCCAGCATAAATGCCACGATATAACACAGGGTGAGCACCAAGGAAAGTGATTTGATCAAAAGTTTTAAAATCAGGAATTATTAGTTCAGTTTTTACATCGGATGTATAAACCTGGCCAACAAGTTCCATCAATTGTTGAATTTTGGGACCATAAAAATCAATTTCATCGGGAATACACAGTACATGATCATCACCATGTGTTATAATGCGGCATTCAGTGTCAAAATTTAAAAGTGGATAAGCAACGTCAAAAATATAGCGGAAATATATTTCATTTACAAGGCAATTGATTATAGAAGTAAATAAGCAACCGGAATAATGATAAGCAGCAGGTTTAAATAGATACGGGCCAAGTTGAGCAGGGGATTCAGCTTGATGAGAGAAAAAGGCATCAAGCATCGTTTTTGAGGTATCAACTTGGGAAATTTCGTGAA